AAACAGGCTGCCAGGACTGCCAAGCGTTAAGGTGCTGGTAAGAGTCCACCTTCAAACAAATACGTCCCAAAATGGCCTAATTGCGCCCACGGTGCTGCCCATACCTTCAGGCCAGCCTCTCTAGCCTTCCAGCAGAAGAAGTAGTCCTCAGACAGCAGTCTCTCTGTGCCTGGTTCAATAGCACAGGCAAAGTATTCTGTGATCCACTCTTGTTGTTCCACGCCTTGGCCTATAAACCCTACGTCATTCTTGTACTTGTTGACCACCTTCTTCATGCGTTCAAAAGTGCGTCTCTTGATCAACATGAACCCTGTTCCCCCGTTGAAGATTTCCACAGGCTTGTCCACAGGCACGGTGACTGACCCTTGATAATCTTTGAGGTTGATCACTAAAGACCCTGTTCTGTTCTTCCACTGGTCTACGGGTACACCTTCTGCAGCTGCTTGTGCAACTCCAGCCCAGTTGATTTCTTTCTTAGGGTAAATGCCACAGATGATGTCCTTGTCGGACTGGATCATCTTCACAATATCACCTGGGTGGAACTTGATGTCTGCGTCTATGAACATCAGGTGGGTGTACTGTTTGTTGGTCATGAAAGTATGCGCCAGAGCGTTCCTACCCCGCTGTATGAGGCTTTCGTTGAACATGGCAGAGAACCCCATGCTGATACCGTTCTGCTGCAGTGCGTGCCCCAGAGTAATTAGGGACTGAGTGAAGTAACCTGTACACATACCACCGTACATGGGGGTTGCTACAAACACGTTGATCTTCTTCTCTTTCTTCTCTGCTTTAACTTCTGTCACTTCTTTTTTCTTGCGAGTTGCCATGATAAATCCTTGTTGAGTTAAGAAAAGGCATACTGTGGATTACGGGGGTATGCCAGCTCCCGTCCTAACTCCCAGGGTTGCCCTGGAGTTCGCATCCACTGCTGTGTTGGTGGGACGTGCGGGGATCGAACCCACGACAAACGGATTAAAAGTCCGCTGCTCTACCATCTGAGCTAACGTCCCTCTTGACCGTCTTTGTACCCTTCCGAGTAAGCGAGTGTCCACAGTTCTTGCAGACTCATGTTGATGAACCTCACGAGATGTCTTCTATTCTCAGCACATATTTGCCCGTCTTCAAAGACTTTCTCCACCCGTGGACGTGTATCTTGATGTTGGCTTTCCTCACCCATGAGATGGTCTCACTTTCTTGTATCTTTTTGATTCTGGTGGACACTGCACTGGCAGTCACTTGCACCGCCAGCACCTCATTCTCTTTAATGGCTAACAGATCGCACCACCCCCAGAGGTCCTGTCTAATGCGTGCAAATGGATTCCAATGCTCGACTATAGACACTAGATAACCTTGCTCTCTGAGGTAGGCTAAAGACCGCTGGGTGGGGCTGATCTTCTTAGTTGCCATCAGAAGGGCACGTCATCATCAGCTGCTGCAGCCTTTTTAGCGTAACCAGGAGTCACCTCACGGTCTTGCATCTTGATACCCTGTTCTTGCAGACGTTTCTTCTTTAGCCAGTTGTCTTCTTTAATGCTGAGTAGAGTGTTACCTCTAGAGGTGTCCTTCTTCCACGCACCCAGATACAACTTCTCGCCACGTTTATAGTCCATCTCTAAGAGGACATAACCAGAGTAGTCTGGTGACATCTCATGTTTACGGTCAGAGACTTCATTCCAGTACATGACACCTTTGCCATGTTGTTCTGGATAACCTCCTACGTTTATTTTCTTATCGTATGGCATTGTCTTCTCCTTAAATGTCTATAGTTTCTGCGTTGTGGGGGATGTGAGTTGCTGGGTCTACACCAGCCTGGGCAATAGCACTTCTGAGTAAGATGCGTTGGTGGCTGCTGAACTTGTCTGTGACCATTTGGTTGACCACATAGAGAGACATGATCTTGTCTGTCTTCTCGTGGACCTTCAGCTTGGCAGAGCTGTTGATGCGCTCTACAAGCCCTCTATAAGCCTCTATCCACTCTTCTGGAGAGTGGTGGGCACTGTGTGCCTCTTCTAAGTTTGGAACAAATAGAGGCCATTCTGCGGTCTGCTGCTCTTGTACCACTTCTTTAATGATCTCAACTGGAGTCGGTGGTATAGCAGACTGCTCTTGTCTGACAGGTGAGAAATCCTGTACTTCTTCAGGCGTGTAGACACCGACAACGCAGCCTGGATAGACGCTGCGTATGCCTTCCGAAACACACCGTGCCCTAAGCATGGCACGAGGGTAGTTCCTCCAATTATCTTTGCTCGCAATCCCGATGAGTTTAGCCTTTGCGAGTGTCCATGTGACTTCAAGGCTGCCTCCCGCTGGATGGCTAAATATTCCCGTGACTTGCTCATCCTCGTATACCTTCCAATTAACTGCACCACCCGCTTGTTGAAACCTGGCTAACATTGCGTCTGCTTTCAAGGCTGGATGGCCTTGGATGACGTGGTAGTCCCGCATGGCGATGGCGGGGTGTAAGTCTTCTGCCTGGCACAGTAGCATGATTGCCATTGCCTCTTGTGGGTTCTTGAACCCAAACATCTTAGAACCAGCTGCTACTTCAGCCATTGTCTGGATGTCATTCAGGGGTATTAAGTTGTTGCTCATTAGGTTTGCTTTCATTAAAAGTTAGGAGTGCGTCTGCGAGTGCAAACGAGGATGCTGCAATTTCTTCTACAGTTGCAAATTTAGAGTAGGCATAGGAGACCATGCCCGCTGCTATGTGTGTTGCCACCCAGAGACGGGTGTCTATGCCATCATGCTGGGTCACCAGGCCACTTGTGGGATTGCGGTGTAGAAAGGGGTAGACTTTGTTCATCAGAATATGTGTGGTTGTGCCTCTTGAGCGTACTCTGGGCGTTGTTTGTAATGTTTCTCATGAATGTCTCTAAAACGTATCTCAGAGCCTTCAAAACGTGTAGTGTCACCTCTGTATGTCCAAACATACTTTGTGATGTTTAGACGGCCTTCTATGAAGTCTACGCCTCTCTTGGTGACTTGCCAGAGGCAGTTAATACGTTTGCCTTCATCATCTGTGACTTTGTTGACCAGACCCCAGTAGCGCAACTTCTGAAAGTTCGTCCACTGGTTTCTAGAAAGTGACAGCTCTGATAGAGGTAGAGGTTTATTAAAAACGTAAATCTTGTGTAAAGAGTTAGCCAAGGCTGCATTAAAGTTGTGTTTGTACTCCACCACTTTAGCCCCACAACACTCACAGATTTCTGGTTTTATTGCATTGCCATATTTGGTAAACAATGGGTGTTCGTAAGGATTAAAGTCCATCATCATGATTTCACCAAGAACCTTCTGCTGCCAGGTACGGGTCTAACGAACTGCTCATAGATGTCGGGCATGGACTGCTGAAAGAGTTTGCTATCAAACTTCATGGATGCCTTTGCGTTCTTCCAGGTTGCCAGCACCTTGTTGTCTATGCTGACAAGTGTGCCCTTGTCTTCCATATAACCTTGAATCATGGTCTGCAGCTGTGCCTCCTGTGCCTCCAGAACCTTGATTTGATCTTTGATGGATGCTAGGGTACTACAGGCCATTTCTACGCTTTGTGAGGCCGTTTTAAGGCTTTCTGTGGACGTTGGGAACATCACTTTAGTTTGTTCCAAATCTTCTGGGGGGTATGGGCTATTTGTCTGTACTCGTGCCCAGACTTCAGCCAGTTGCCACAGGAGTTCTGTTTTCATCTGTTCTGTGACGTGCACGGGAAACAGCTGCAGCTCTTGACCACCAAAAAGGACTGCCAGGTAAACCTTCTCGCAACCGTACACCAGTGCCTCGTGGATGCACTGTGCCATGTCTGCGGGTGGGATCAAGCCTGGTTCAAACTTATTGCGGACTGCTGCGTTGTAGTTCTTGCATTCCACCAGGATGGTTTGTCCATCTTCTTTACCGACAAAATCAAAATGTGATTTCAGCCAAGCCTCTTTTGGATGCGTGAGTGCGTCCTCAATCTTGTGGAGTTCTACCTTTAAGCGTTCAGATGCAAGTCTACCGATGACAGGTTCAAAGACGTGGCCCATCTGGACCGCCTCGATGCTGCTCAAGTCTGGTATTTCCATTTGGCCTGTCTTGGTCAAGATGACCTCGTTGGCCTTGCCTTGTGCGATGCGCCTGGAGTCTCCAGACCACATGGCTGAGTTGCGTGTTGCGGGAGAGAAATCACTCATGTTTGTGCCTTTTAAGGAAAGTTAGGAATATGTGGACTAGCCACAAAGTGGATTATACATATAGATGATTAGTCTGCAAGTAAATCTTTAACCTCCTTTTTGTTCGTGTTGATTGTGGGCGCAACTGTGGGCAATGTGTCCACTTGCTTATGTGTGCGTTTGTATCTCTTGATCAAGAGATCAACCTCATTTATCCTGGTGTACAACACCCCAGTGGCCTGTTGTTTGTACAACTTAGCCAGCTGTACACGTCTCTTTTGTAGAAGTTCAATCATGTGTGTGCCTTTTAAAGGTTACATGGGGGTCTAAGAGGGGGAAAACTAATAAACTTAAAAACACACCATAGGCTAGGGTGCTTGTTTCCAATAGGAAAACCACCAGAGAAAAGTACCCTGTGGATAACTTTTTTACTGGTAATCATGCTCTCGCATGGGCATTCTCGTTTATCTAACTTATGTCCCATTAAGGACACCCCTGTTTTCACTACCCCGAGGGAATATGCTCCCAGGAGATACAAGCAGAGTTCAGTACGTTTATCGGGATTGGTCATGCCTACCGCACCCAGGGACTGGTGGTCTATCCCCGTAGTGCGAATAATATCACTTACCAGAAAACAGCCCAAACAATAAAAACTATCGAAAATACAAACCCGATAGCTAAAATCAATGAGTCATCCTCGTCAACCGCATACAGGTCGTGGGGTTCATAAATCGTGTAATCCAGATGACCAGGGAAAGCCTCCTGTAACGTCCTAGCAAATCGCTGAGTGGTGTGATTGCCATCTTGCCAAGTCTTGTACTTAATCATGCTGCAGCTCCTTGTTGTTGATGGATCAATTCTGATGATTAGGTGACGAGTTGTCAAGTGGAAAGTGGTATATTATTGACGATAGTCTTTACCTATGTATAATATGTATTTAATAGGGAGACGTACATCTAGTTGAAGATTAAGGTGTGTGGCTATATAGTTAACAGGGTAGTTAACAGGTAGGGGAGAACAGGAGAAGGGTGGATACCACTACTCGTTCTCTGTAGTGAATTCACCCCCCAAAAGGGGTCTCCTGATGCCTCTTCCCCCACCAGCTGGGGTTCTCCACGCAAGTGGTCGTACGCATCGTATTAACTTAACATAACGCCTGTTGTATCAAATGGATTGTGTTTTTGGGTAAGTTGGTAAGTGCTTACTGACATTTTTGTATGTAAGTGAGCGGTCACTTCATGGGGACTGGGGGTGTGGAAAGTGTGACCCCCACTTCTCGCCCACCCCAAAAAAATTATGTGTTTTCCCCGCAGTTGCCACTTAGGGGTTGAGGCTATGTGAGTGTGTACTTGCATAGCCTCTTTTTTTATGTATACTCAGGGTTATCTGACGAGGTGTAGAGTATGCAAAGAATAGAGATAGTAAAAGGTGTAGAGATGCCTAGTCCAAAAGTAATCTTTGATTACCCCTATGAGGAGATGGACGTGGGGGACTCGTTTGCTGTGCCTGTGGAATATCGGGACAAGGTATACAACGCCAACTACAGGGCTGGTAAACGCTTGGGGTACAAGTTCACTTGTAAGAGTAACGGGAACACATTGCACGTCTGGAGGGTAGCGTAATGAATGGTGGCAAGGTAAAGGCATTGGCTCACGAGGAGTTCACCCTGGTGGGCAGCCACAAGATCACGGCAACTGATCTGTTGGACCAGTACATGGTTTGGAGGTTGAAAGACACCATGAGTGACTGCGAGGCTTACATGGAGCTGGAGGACATCAGGCTGGCCTGTAGGGTGCTGCTGAGGTTTATGGGGGAAGACGTTGGGTAATCTGCTCTGGGAAGAAGAAGACGAACTGAGGGCACGGTGTCGTGTCTTGTGGGAGAGTCTTGTCCAGGTGCAGAGAGAGAAGAATAAATTGGTAGCAGAGGCATATGGGTATGGATTTGCAGAAGGATATGCAACAGCAGTTGTACGCATCTCGTGTGAAACTCAGGAAGGAAATGCAACGTGCCCTCGCTTGCATTAGTAAACCGAGCAAGAGGAAGTTGGCAAAAGAGTGGCGTGAAACATATTCGGAGTTGTTTTACAAAGAGTTGATCAGCTGTGCCAAGAACAAAGAAGTGCGACTAGAGATTGCCAGGTGGGATGACGAAAGAATGGGAAAACCTGAATGAACAAAATAGCAGTGATCACGCCTTATTACAAAGAGAGTTTAGAGACGTTGAGTAAGTGCATGACGAGTGTGGGTCACCAGACGCACAATCATGTGTATCACTTCATGGTGGCAGACGGTTATCCTAATGAGGTGGTGGAGAAGTTGTCCTGGATCAAGCACATCACATTACCCAACAATGCGGATTTTGGAGACACACCCAGAGGGGTGGGGGCTGCGGTAGCGTCTGCACAGGGGTACGACTACATTGCCTTTTTGGATGCAGACTGTTGGTATGAACCCAATCATCTAGAGACAATGTTGGGGGTCATGAAGGAAGCCAACGTGGACGTGGTGACCTGTCCTAGAAACCTCTACAGAGAAGACGGCTCGTGGATGTGCGTGGACGAGGAGTCAGACGGCTATGACTTTAACGATACTAATTGTTATTTGTTTGGGCCTACAGCGCATCACCTGGCACGCAACTGGATGTTCAAGAGTAGAGCTGACTGTGCGGTAGGAGACCGTCATATGTGGGCAAACGTGAAGGCTCATAATGTCAGAGTAGCCAGATCATTAAAGCCTACAGTGAACTACAGTACCAGAGTAGTGCAGCACTACAAGGTGGTAGGAGAAGTGCCACCCGTTGACTCACAGATGATGATGGTCACAGACAAGACGGTAGAGATTTATAAACTAGCCAGGATGATTTACAAATGATGCAACCCCAGATTCACTGCTTACACTGGCCTAATGTAGACCGTCTCATTGTCAACGCTCACAAAGAAACCTGTGAGCATTTAGGCTTGACGGTGAACTACACAGAACAAGAGATACCCCACGGGATTTGGATGGACAACATCATGATGTCGAGCATGGCAGAGGTGAAGTTGTTTCTGGATATTGACTGCGTGCCACTCAACAAAGAGATTGTGGACAAGGCTATCTCATTTGCCCTCAACAACAAGAGCATGGTGGGCATTGCCCAGGTGAGTAATCACATAGCACCCTATTCACATATCTATGCAGCCCCCGCCTTCTTTGCCATTCACAGAGACATCTGGGATGATATGGGCAGACCCTCATTCTGCGAGAATGAGACGTGTGACGTGGGCGAGAACGTCAGCTATGCTGCAGAGATTTACAAGGTCAAATACAAGACTCTTTATCCAACACATTACTTTAAAGAACCTGAAGGCGGTGCGTGGGACTTACATACCTACGGCAAGTATGGCATTGGGACGCATTTTGAGGGGGGTGTGTTCCATTTGTATCAGGGTAGGATGCCTGACAATGCCAGGCTCTTTTACAACGTCTGTAAGGGCATTCGCAGCGGTGAGTTTAAGCATACCAACATGACCCCCTGTAGAACACCGCTATGAACTTCAACCTCCAGCAGTTCTACAAGTTCTGCGCTGAACTCAAGATTGAGACCAAGGAAGAGGGTCTCAAGAAGATGGGCAAACTCCTGGGGACTCAATCGTATGTGATGGGTGAGATTGATAAGGGGTTAAAAGAAGATGTCCACTTTTTCGTCATACTCAAGGGAAGGCAGTTGGGGATCACCACAGTGTCGTTGGCATTGGATTTGTATTGGCAGTTCACACATCCTGGGTGGCAAGGAACACTCGTTGCAGATACAGAGGAGAACAGGGATATGTTCCGCTCAACATTGGGAATGTACATTGAGGGTCTACCCAAAGAGTACAAGATTCCGCTGGTGGCCCACAATCGCAACCAAATGGTCCTCAAGAACAGAAGTCGTATTTTCTATCAGATTGCGGGAAACAAAGCTCGACTGGGCCAAGGTAAGGCTATCACTTACTTACATGGTACAGAGACCGCATCCTGGGGAAATGAAGAAGGACTAGCCTCTCTCATTGCCTCACTCGCAGAGAAGAACCCAGAACGTCTATATCTTTTTGAATCCACAGCTCAAGGGTTCAATATGTTCCACGATATGTACAAGACGGCTAAGAAGGCACGCACCCAGCGTGCGATCTTCTGTGGCTGGTGGAGAAACGAATACTACAGCGTGGACGCTGAGTCTAAAGAGTACAAAGTGTATTGGGATGGCAAACTCAAGTCTGACGAGAAAGAGTGGGTCAGGGAAATCAAGAAGTTGTACGGAGTGGAGGTCAACAGCAGACAGATGGCCTGGTGGCGGTGGAAGATGGCAGAGGGGATCAAGGACGAGACCCTTATGTATCAAGAGTTCCCGCCTACAGAGGACTATGCGTTTGTCATGACTGGCACGAGTTTCTTTTCTAACAGTCGCTGCACAGACGCAGCCAAGTATGCAAAGGGGTTGGACTATGAGTGTTACAGATACGCATTTGGGCAACTCTTTCAAGATACAGAGTGCCTTCAATCAACAGACCGTCTCGCTTCCCTTAGGATATGGCAACAACCAGTTGACTCAGCCTACTACGTCATCGGTGCTGATCCAGCCTATGGCTCATCAGACTGGGCCGATAGATTCTGCATACAGGTGTTTCGAGTATATGCGGATGGTCTTGATCAAGTGGCAGAGTTTGCAACCTCAGAACTCAACACCTACCAATTCGCATGGGTTATTGCTCATCTGGCGGGGGCATACAAGAATAGTACGCTCAACCTAGAAGTCAACGGCCCAGGTCAAGCCGTCATCAACGAACTAAGAAACCTTAAACGCCTGGCAGCTGCCATGACAGGTGACACAGGCCGAGGCTTGATGGACGTGCTGGGCAGTATGTCTAACTACATCTGGAGACGCATGGACAACATGGGAGGACTCTCCTCCTCCATTGGGTTTGTGACCAGCTCCAGTTCTAAAGAGCGGATGCTGTCCTACATGAAAGATTATTTTGAACGGGGCATGATGGGCATCTTCAGCATGGACACGCTAGAAGAAATGAAGGGCATTGTGCGAGAGAACGGGTTTATTGGCGCACCAGGCCGTGGCAAGGATGACCGAGTGATAGCAGCTGCTCTAGCAACGATTGCGTGGGCAGAACAAGTGCAGCCAAGGCTAATTGGTATGCGTCTGTCAAAAGAGATGTCTCTGAAACAAGACGAGTACACGCCAGAACAACTTGCAGTTGGCAAGAATGTATCCAACTACTTAAAGATGATCGGAGTCTACGGTGGAAAAGACGCACGCTCTTAGCAAACAACAGCTCATGAAAGAGATCAAACTGTTCTTTAAGGACAAGGACAGGGGCATTTCTATTGAACTGTTTGGGGAATTGGCGGGTTTATCTAAGCTGCACATGGAAGAAGTGTTTGTCAGAGAGACCAGACCCTTGACTGAATACACCCAAAAGAGAGTTAATAGGGCCTATGCCATCTGGAAAACAGGTAGAGTGAAGGTTATGCGTAAGTATTCTGGGCACAGATATGTGGATTTCAGGAAAGAACCAGAGATTCCACTTGTCCCGCACCTCAAAATTGAAATGATCAACGGGGTAGCAAAGGTCAAACTAGGGGCTGTAAACAGGCATGATTACAGCAATTTCAACGAAATTTTGTCAAAAAGGGGGTAATATGGGTGTTTTAAAGGACTATTTTTGCGATTCTCACGGTGTATTTGAGTCTAGAGAGGCCAAATGCCCGATCAAAGGCTGCAATGCTGCTTTATCGGTGGTTTTTTTGCAACCAGTGGCTATAAAGTCCGCAAAAACCACAAAAACAGATAAAAACCTGAAACAACTGGCTATGGACTTTGACATGACCGACATCAAGTCCACAAGGGCGGGTGAGCATCAAACTGGCTACTTAAAACGCAAAAATAAGCTGTCAGACAAGGAATTTGCCCAGGCTACAGAGGCTATGGAGGCCAACAACAAGCGCATGGCAGAAGAAAAGAAAGAACCACGGCCTGGGGATAGCGTGATGTGGGGCAATGGTGGTAATATCAACCTTAAATCTGTGATGGGCGGGCAATTTAAGGCCGTCAAAGACGAATCTGTTTCCATTATGCCCAGAGATATAGGACAATTCACACCACCCAAGGCGGGTGCTGGGACAATGGTTGATCACGAGGGTCTGAAAGTACAAACATGAAGATACCCAAGAATGCGCTAGATCGAGATGAGTTCTTTAAGGAGATCATCTACAAATGTGAAGTCTCTATAGGCTCTCGCAAGATTGACTACGCATCTCTCAGAAACTGGTATCTGTTTGGCAATGGGCCTGATGAAGCCCCAGCCCTCTACAACAAAATCTTCCCACACCTAGACCAGCTGACCTCGTTTCTCTACTCAGCAGAAACCACCAGGTTCAGCATTAACTTAGGTGCGTCTATTCCTGAGAACGAACACCAGAAAGTGCCCGTCCTCACAAAAGCACTCAATGACGAGTGGCTCAACTCCAACGCTGATCAGGTGTTCTCTACCGCCACTACCTGGTCACTGGTCTACGGCACGGCCTACGTCAAACTCATCATGAACAACGGCATTCACCCGTACATGGTTGAACCAGGCAGTGTGGGCGTGTTGCGTGAAGACATCACCTACACAGACCGACAAGAGGCGTTGGTTCAGAAATACTACATCACCAAGTCTGAGTTGTATGCACGCCTGTACTCGCACCCTAGACGGGAAGAAATTGTGAACCGTGTTGGCTCGATGCCTCACGAAAGAACAGAGATTGCAAACGGGCTAGAGCGGATCATCATTAGCCAGTCCAACCCCACCATCTACGGTAACGTCAACCTAGACTTGGCGGGGGGCAACAGATACAAAGCCGAGGTGTCAGAAGATACGGTTGAAATGACCGAGTTGTGGATATGGGATGATGACATTGCTGACTACCGTGTAGTCACAAAAGCTGATCCAGACGTGATCATTTATGACCGTCCAGGTGAGTCCCTCTTCATGAAGGGTGAGTTGCCATTTGTCCAACTATGCCCCAACCCGCTTTACGATTACTACTGGGGTGCGTCTGAAGTACAACGCCTGGTCTACTTGCAGCAGCTGCGTAACAGACGCATGACTGAGATTCTAGACTTGCTGTCTAAACAAGTTAGTCCACCCACGGCCTTGATCGGGTTCACGGGTATCTTAGATGAAAAGAACTTTGCGTTGAACCGTGCGGGTGGTTTACTGTCTACAGATATGCCCAACGCAAAAGTAGAGAAGATGGCCCCAAATATGCCACCTGATCTATTCACAGAAATCAGAGAGATAGATGCCATGTTTGAGGAGGCCAGCGGTATTGGCAACGTCCTCTCAGGCAAGGGTGAAGCTGGGGTGAGGTCAGCGGGTCATGCAAGTCAACTGGCTCGTCTAGGTTCTTCTAGAACTAAAAAGCGTGCACTTGTAATTGAGGATAGCCTGGAGAAAGTGGCAACTCTCTACCTCAAAGCTATGCAGCAGTATGACGATACAAGGTTCAAAGACACTCAAGGCCACACGTTTATTGCCGAGCAGTTCACCAGTAACTTTACTGTGAAGGTGGATGCACACAGCAACTCCCCCATCTTCATGGAAGACAACAGACAGATGGCCTTCAACCTCTTCAAGGCTGGTGTGATCGACAAGGAGTCATTGATTGACCTGGTTGAACCACCCATGAAAGAAGAGTTGAAGTCACGTCTCAAGAAAATGGAGGCTACTAAAGCTGGGCAACCCCCAGCTCCTCCATCTCACAAAGAGAAACCCGATCTCAAAAAGGTAGGTTAATCATGGCAACAAAGAATGTGGGCGGTCCACAAACTCAACCCCGTGCAGATCAACCCAGAGTCAGCTCTGAAACGCTGAAACGGGAATCAACAGGACCTGGTTTGACATACCGTCAGACTGGTGTTAAAAACTCGTCTGGAGGTAGGACTCAACGGTCTTACGCCAGAACTTAATCAGGAGGTTGTTATGTACAAAGTTCACAAACGTGGTCGTAAAACACGCAGATAAGTCTTCTTTGCAAAGGAAGAGGGTATGGTTTCTCCCCTAATCGAGAAACCGCTTGTTCAGGAGATTGCCATGCGTAAAGCTCGTAAACATAAGCGTAAGTAATCCCTTGGGATGAACCGACATTGGGGGGTATGTCGCTAAATACCCCCCACCCACTTGACAGAAAGTTTGTAAGTGGTTACAAACTAGGGCAAGGAGAATTTATGAGTGTTCCGCAAGACAAATTGATGGAGTTAATGGGTGGCCCACGGTCAGCTGGCGCACCTCCACCTGTATTGCCCACCTCTGCTGGCATGGGGTCTGCCCCGCCTGATGCAGAAACACCTCCTATGGGTTCGCCCATGTCCACACCTGAACCCAAGATGGGGACAAAACAAGCAGCAATGATCAACCTTGGCATGGCGCAAGACTTGCTAGAGCAGTCCTTGGCCTCTATCGGTTCAGACTCAGAAGAAGGCAAGTCTATCCTGGCTGCCATCTCTACGCTGAACAAAGTGCTTGGTCCACGCAAGAATAAAACAAACGAGTTGCAGCAGTCTGAAATTATCCAGATGCTACAGTCTTTACCTCAAGCTGGCGGTGCTACTCCAGAGAGTAAAGCACTTGCAGCTGCACCCCTTCCTGGTATGACACCACCTGGTGGTGGAATGCCTCCACCCCCCCCACCTCCCCCAGGCGGTGGTATGCCCCCCCCAATGTAAGGAGCGATCATGGACTTATTCAAACCCAGAGGTTCGTCTACTCCCCGTAGACCCACAGACAACAATCAAAAAAACGGTGTCGTGATCAACACGCCTCGTTATTCTCAACTCGGTGGCTTGTCTGGCGCAACAAAAACTGGTTTTCAAGGCATGAAAGTTGAGAAACCAGCTGACGGCAAAAAAGTAATCTAACACGGTAAGAGGGTAACAAAATGTCTTTAGAAAATCTGTCACTTGAACAACGAGACGAGTTGGCTGGCCTCATGCAGCAACTCGCTGACACGCCAGAAACACGCAAGGATATATTGCGGTTGACGAAAAAAATTCGTCCTGGTTTAAATGTGCCAGAACTCGACATTGAGGACAACACCAATTCTGCTATTCAGCAAATGCGTGCAGAAAACGAGGCTCTCAAGGCCAAGTTTCAGCAAAAAGAGGCGGTGGAAAACCTAGAAAGCATCAGACGTAAAGTCGTGAAAAAAGGTTTGGTTTCTGAAGACGAGATGCCAGAAGTTGAAAAGTTAATGCTAGAGAAACGCATTGCAGACCATGAAACGGCTGCAGAGCATTATCGCTGGATGAAACAGGCAGCTGTGCCAACACCAACAGGGTACAACCCCAGTGCTATTCGCCAGTTCGATCTTGGCAAGTATTGGAAAGACCCCAGAGGTGCAGCACAGCAAGAGGCCGTGCGTGCTTTCGCAGATTTGCGGAAACCCACACGTCCTATTGGTTTGTAAAAGAGGGTGTAATTTGTTTGGGCAGAGATGCCCGTCTTTAAGGAGCTAACTATGGCTATTGGTGGCGGTATTCTGCCTCAAACAGGGTCAAGTCAGTTTACAGAATTAACCTACGTCACAAGACGTGCGTTCATTCCTAAACTGGTTGTCCAACTGTATAACTCTACGCCACTAATGGCTGCGTTGATTGCCAACAGTCAACAAGCCTCTGGTGGTGTTTCTTCAGTAACTGTTCCCGTCCAGGGCGCACAGTTTGTGAACGCTCAATGGTCTGACTACTCTGGCTCTTTTGCCCAGCCGTCAGTCCAACAAGGTGCTTACAACGCTGAATTTGACCTCAAGTTGATGATCTCTCCCGTACCGTTCCTCGGTATGGAAGGCGTGGCTCAACAAGACGCTGCAATTATCCCGTTGATTGAAGCCCGTATGAATGACGCAACAAACGTCATGATGGACGCAATGGCAACGGCGTTGTACAACAACACTACCAACAATCAACAGTTCATTGGTTTGCCCGCTGCTGTGGATGATGGTACAGGTGGTGCTGCATACCAGACTACTTACGGTAACATCAACCGTTCCACCTACACCTGGTGGCAGTCTAAGGTTTACGCAGCTGGTAACGTAAACCCCACACGTCAAAACATTCTCCAGTACATCTCTGGTACAGTGAAAAAAGGTGCAGAAATGCCCTCTTTCGGTGTTTGCGGATTTGGTACTTGGACATTGTTGGCTCAAGACTTTGTTGGTCAAGAGCAATATGTGATCACTCCTGGTTCAGGATTTGATGGTGACAATAACGGCCCTCAAGCTGCATTCCGTGCATTGATGGTTGCTGGCGTGCCAATCTATCCAGACCCATACTGTCCAGAAGGCACAGTGTACTTCCTCAACACTAACTACTTGTCGCTCTATATTCACGAGCAAGGTTCGTTTGTGTTCACAGGGTTTGAGTCCACTCTACCTAACTGGCAAATCGGTTATGTCGGTGCAGTTCTTATGATTGCTGAGTTGGTGTCTGTCAAGCCCAAGTCAATGTCTAAGATCACTGGCTACAATTATTTGTCGCTATAAGGAGAATTTGAAATGGCATTAGCTCTTAATAAAATTATCCTTGCAAATGCAAATGCGAACACCCCAGGTGCGTATTTTCAGATCACAACTCTTGCAGCCACTACTGTTGGTAACGTAGTTCCCGCTGGTGTTTACATTGTGTTTCCCACTGCTAACGTGACCATCCAGGCCACCAGCGCAGTTAACACAGCTGGCAACATCACAGCAGTTTCAACCGTGTTGGCTAACAATACTGGTGGAATGATCTTTTCTGACGGTGTTAACGTGTTTGCCAACTCTTCTGTTACCAACGCTACAGTTACTTTGTTGACTGTTGACGGTGGACAGGCTGTGTCTGGTACATACAACGCATCATAAGGAGTGAACAATGGCTAATCCCGATTCAGTCAGTCAGTATTATCTGGATTCGTTTGGATACGGTCGTATTGGTCAAGCTACAGTTGTGTCTATGGCAGCCTTGGGTAATGCGGTTGCCACTATTCCTTTGTTGACTGGTGGCCTCACAAACTCAGGGACTGCAGTAGGTTCTGGTGCAGTGATTCCTCGCAGAATTACTGTTAACAATCCTACAGGGTCTGTTTCGTCTGCTTATGTGACGATTACAACAAGCAATGACGGCAACGCATCCAATGCGATAGTTGCTAACGTGGCTTTGAGTAACATCACTGCAGCGGGCAGATACCAAGACTTGACCATAGCAACGCCTTACTCCACTACAACTTCAGTTACTGGTAACTTGACATCTGCACTTTATGTGAACGTGACCACAGTTTCTGGTAATAGCAACACTGTAAACTTCCAAGTTTACGGTGACGTTGTACAGTTCTAATGAACGTGTTTGTTACGAACCGTGGGGACACACAGCTCGCTGTGGGTTCTTACGAGTTCAAAAAGAATACTCCTGTAGAGTTGCCTATTGAGGCAGCTGTGCAATTATTTGGGTATGGTCTTGATGATCGAGAGCATATCTTGGTTCGCTGGGGGTGGATACAACTGCACAGCGAACTGGCAGAAGGTTTGAAAAAGTTAGATCAGTTTGAAATAACAACTGAAAGACCAGGGAAAAACAGCTCGTTACCCTCGGCTGTTGGACGAGTACCCCTAACCCTCCAGAAGGGTTCGGGGGAAAAGACTCAAATGAAGGTAGCCTAACATGGACAGCAAATGGCAACGCTTAACGACTATCTCAGCCAAGTTGAAAATTTGCTCCATGACGTTAACAATGTTTTCTGGACGCAAAACCAGCTAACCACTTACATTAACGAGGCGAGAGAACGCACCGTTAGAGATACGGGTTGTCTGCGTAATTTGCAGACTACTACAGCTCCCCTGGCTTACAACTCTAGTACCTCGGCTGGTGTTTCTCCTACCATTTGGGCGGGCAACACCGCGGTCACAGCTGGTCAGTACGTCTTTTCCAACATCTACAACTATGTCTACACCCAGAGTGGGACATCAGGCAACTCTGCACCAATCTATCCTAATGGTGCTAATCCATTCCCGCCCACGACTCCATTTGCAGATGGCACTGCCATGCTGCAGTATGTGAGTAATTGCGAGATTCTTCCTTTTAATGCGTTGCCCCAGGGCATCAATGTTTATGATGTTGTCAATATCAACCTATATTGGGGCAATAGTCGGATACCTTTGCGTTATCTGCCTTGGTCCAACTTCACCGCCCAGTTGCGCTACTGGCAAAATTATGTGGGCAGACCCATCTGTTTCTCTATGTACGGGCAACAGGCCATCTACATTGCCCCCATACCAGACCAACTCTACTACATCGAGGTAGATACCAACATTTTGCCCTCTGCTTTATCACTCACGAACATTAACCAGGTGGACACCATCATTGACCCGTACACTACTGCGGTTCAATACTATGCTGCATACAAGGCCAAGTTCTATGAGCAGTCTTATGGTGAGGCTGAAATCTTCAAACAAGAGTACAACAAACACATATTGAACGTCCTCAATAGCACGTTTACAAGAAGGATTCCTGATCCATACAGTAGTGGAGGTTAAACATGGCCTCCGCAGAACAGAAGAAGTCCTACCAGGTAATCAAGGCTTTCAAGGGTCTCAACACCAAGGCCAACCGCACGGCTATCGACAAGGAGGAGTTCTCCTGGTTAGAGAACGCCATGCCTGTGGGGTCTGGCAATATGCGGATTATTCCCACCAGTAGCAACGTGACCAACGGTGCAAATGCGGTGGTATTTACCAACAATGTAGTTACCCTGTTTTCTGCCAACATCAATGATGATTATGTAGTGGCTGCAGAAGATAATGGTGCGCTAGAGGCATATGACCTCAGTTCTAACAACTTTGTGACCATTGTCGGCTCTGGCTCATTGTCCAATTCTGGTGTTGCATTCTCTCAATACCAAAATACAGACGTTTTTGTAGGAGACCCCACTAAAGGTTTGTATGACTGGAATGGGGTTAGTTTGATTCCCGTAGGTTCTGTGGGCAGTATTGCCATCACAAACCCAGGTATCAACTACACGTCTGCCCCCAACGTCACTATTTCTTCCCCCAACAATGCCAACGGTACACGGGCAACAGCTGTGGCCTCGATTACCACGGGTTCTGGCGGGGTGCAGAGCATACAAGTTTTAACGGGTGGATCAGGTTACACGTCTGTGCCCACGGTGACCCTTTCTACACCTGATGTGACGGGTGGAAGTACGGCTACGGCTGCAGCCACCATCTCTGGCGGTAATGTGGTGGCTATTTCTGTGGTCACGCCTGGTTCTGGCTACCTTAACCCGCCAACGGTTAGCATTACTGGAGGTGGTGGGTCTAGTGCAACTGCAAATGCATCACTTTCTACGGGTATTGTGAACGCCATCACGCTGACAAATGCGGGTAGCGGGTACACGTCTCAGCCTAGTGTCACTATTTCTGGTGGTGGCGGGTCAAATGCGACTGCTCTAGCCCAGCTCGTCACTTTTGCCACAGGCGTGGTGTCCATTCAGGTCACCAATGGGGGAACAGGTTACGGTCAGTACGGCAACCTGGCAGTCACCATCACGGGTGGCGGGGGCACAAACGCAAATGCAACCGCCATCATTTCTGGAAACGTGGTTAGCCAGGTCATTATGAACAATCCTGGCTCTGGTTATACCTCTGCACCGTCTGTGGCGGTCTCAGGTGGGACTGGCACGGGTGCAAACCTTGTTGCGACTGTGCAGCTAAACCCCATAGTGGACTTGGCTACCTTCTCCAACAGAGTTTGGGTGGCACAGGGGCGCACGGTTTATGCGTCTGCCTCCACAAGCCCCACAGATTTCACTTCTGTATCTGCTGTAGCGTTCAACATTCAGGACAGCACCTTGCACGGCAACATTCAAGGACTCTTGTCTGCCAATAACTTCTTGTATGTTTTCGGAGACGATAGCATCAACGTGTTCTCGGATTTGCAAGTGACCTCCACAGGGGCTACGGTGTTCACCAACACCAACGTGAGTGCGTCTATCGGTACTAAACGCATTTACGCCATTTTCCCCTATTTCAGGTCAGTCTTGTTCATGAATGACTACGGTATTTATGCCCTGGTTGGTTCAACAACCACCAAGATTTCTGACCCTCTAGACGGTATTTTTCCCTATATTGACTTCACTAAGCCTGTCACAGCTGGTCAAACACTGCTCAACAACATCCTTTGTGCGGTGTTTAACTTCTATGTGAACAGTTCTTTCCCGATTGGACCATCTGGATCACGGTACATACAGTGTATTTTCTTTGAGAAGAAGTGGTTTGTGTCTAGCCAGGGCAACATCCAGTATGTGACCTCTGTGCCTTTTGGCGGTAAGGTTAGACTGTATGGCACAGATAACAACAAAGTATTAAAACTGTTGTACAACGATACAACCAGTCCGATCAGTTCGTACATCCAGACTGCACTCAATGAGATGGGTGACCCCATCAGGACAAAACAAGCCCTCAAATTCGCTGTAGAAGCGACTTTAGCGCAAGGTGGCAACCTGAATGTCACCGTGGACTCAGAAAGCGGTTCTAGCCCGTCTTACACCCTTTCTAACACGGTTACCTGGACAAACACGGCTGGAACGACTATCGGTTGGACAAATTACCTATCTCAAACGATAATTTGGACAAATGTTAGCGGGTACTATTTGTACAAATCAGACGCAGAGCAGTACGGTAAGTATTTAGGATTAACGCAAACCAGTAATTCTGCTGGGTTTATTGTGAACACATTTGAGTTTGAACATGAATTAAGAGTGAGGTTCTAACATGGCATTACCAATTACAGTTCCCTATACGTTTGGAACGGCAACCACTGCTATCCCGCTGACCAATTTGGACAGTGATTTCAGCACTGTTTACAATGCGGTGAATGGTCTGGGTAATGGCTCGGTGTCACTAGCAAACGTGTCTATCACTGGCGGTACAGTATCAGGAAATACCACGTTCTCTAACGTCACCATCAGCAGTGTTGCAAGTACGTTTCCTAATAACTATTTGTCAAACAGTAGCGTTACTGTTGGTAATACATCTGTTGCGTTGGGTTCAACTGTCACATCTTTTGGTAATGTGACTTTGACAAACACCACGATCAGTAGCGTTGCAAGTACATTCCCCAACAATTACTTGTCCAACAGTTCTGTTACTATTGGTAACACGGCTGTTGCACTAGGTTCATCTGTAAGCACTCTTGGAAATGTAACGCTTACAAATGCAACTATTTCTAGTGTTTCTACTGCAATTACACCCGCAGAAGGTGGAACAGGATTAACAAGCATTACTGCTAATAATGTTATTTTAGGTAATGGCACAAGTTCTGTTCAAATTGTTTCACCAGGCACGTCTGGTAATGTTTTAACCAGTAACGGTACAACATGGATTTCTCAAGCTGGTGGCTCTGCTGCTACTCCTACTTCTTTGGGGACTGTTTATGGAAGCACAGTTTCGTCAGGAAGTTATACAACTGCTTTAGGCTATCAGGCGTTAAATTCAAATGGAAATAATTACAACGTAGGAATTGGTTATCAGGCTTTATACACCAATAATAATGGGGGGTATATGGCGGCAGTTGGTTATCAAGCACTATATTCTAATAGTGGAAATAGCGGTTCTGTTGCTCTTGGTTATCAAGCTGGATATTCTGCCGCTTGTGATAATTCTATTTTTATTGGAAACATTGCTGGTTATAACACAACAGGTGGTAACTATAATACTTACATTGGTTTTCGTGTTCGTGGAAGTTCAGCAACCGATACAGATAATTTAGTTATCGCTGGTGGATATAATGGAGGCGGCGCTGTTGGTAAAGGTTCAAGCACTGCATTTATTACTGGAAATGGTGGTAACACTTATAACGGGGCAAATACATCATCTTTTGCAACAACTTCAGATCAACGTCTCAAGAAAAACATTGTAGACAATACAGTTGGTCTTGCTAATATTATTCAACTTAGGGTTCGCAACTTTGAATATCGTTTACCCGAAGAAGTTGATTCAAGTCTAAAACCCACAGATGCCATTACAAAAAGTGGTGTGCAACTTGGTTTTATTGCTCAAGAGCTTGCAGAAGTTTTACCCGATTGCGTTAAAACAGAATCAACAGGCGTTATGTCTGTAAACATTGATAATGTAACTTATCACATGGTCAACGCAATAAAAGAACTCAACACTCTTATTACAACACAAGCGGCAACAATTACATCCATGCAAGCAACCATCACGGCTTTGCAAGCAAAAGTAGGAGTTTAAAATGGCACAAGTAAATCAATGGACTTGGACAATTCAATCAATGCAACAATGGCCTAGTGGAACAAACGCTGGTTACGTTGTTAATGTAAATTGGACTTTAACAGGTACTGATGGCACTCAAACTGCCAGTATTCAAGGCAATACTCAATACCCTGTAAATGAAGCTCAATCAGGATTTGTGCCTTACGCACAGCTCACTCAAGCTACAGTTATTGGTTGGGTGCAAGAATCTTTGGGTGAAACAGGTGTTGCTAACTTTGAGGCCAATGTACAAGGTCAAATAAATAACTTGGAAACACCTCCAGTTTTGCCTGTAATAGAACCTCTTCCTTGGAGTGCTTAAATGTCCGTATCAGCACCATTTGCCCCGTCTGGTAACACTGTAGTCATTACAGCTTCTACTACTGCACCCGCACCTGTGCAAGTGCCTTCTGCCACTTTGGGTAGTAACCAATACAGAATCATAAATTCTGGTTCGCAAGTGGTGATACTTGGATTTGGACAAACATCTGCCATTGCAGCTGCTGGTGGAGTCATACCATCGACTACACAGAGTAATTGTTTGCCTTTGTTGCCTGGTACGGATGAAATCATCACGTTTGCACCCAATGCTTACTTCACCGCAAACGCAACATCAAGCACTGCAACTATTTACATTACTCCTGGAGATGGGGACTAATCATGTTAAAAACGGTATCTAGTGGCGGTGGAACAACTGGGCAGTTAAATTATTTAGGCACATGGAATGCCAATACAAACTCGCCTACGCTTGTTTCTGGCACTGGTACTAAGAATGGTTACTATGTGGTTTCCGTTGCTGGAACAACCACATTAGATGGCATTTCATCATGGTCTGTCGGGGACTGGGCTATATTTAACGGCACAGTTTGGGAAAAGGTATTGGGAGGCACTACAGAGTCTTTTGCAAATGTGTCTATCACAACGGCAACAGGTTATCTCTACGCCAACAATACTGCCAACGTCATTGCATCTTTGACCATTCCTAATTCTGGACTAGCCAATAGCAACGTCATTATTGGCAACACCACGATTGCACTAGGCAGCACAACTGCTAACCTTTCCAACCTTACTCTAGCCAACGTCACTATTCAGAGCGGTACGTTTCCTTCTGCAAACCTCTCTGCCAACAGTGCAACCATAGGCAACACTGTGGTGGCACTAGGTAGCACGGTGACTACGCTAGGCAACGTCACTTTAGCCAACGTCACCATACAAAGTGGTAATGCAACATTTACCAATGTCACCGCTCAAAATCAGATTGCAACTGCAAACATCTATGCAAACGTCACAGCGGGTGCATTTTCCTATGGAACTCTTGGATATTCAGATGTAGGAATTATTGCATCTTACGCAAATAGTTCTAATAACTATGTGCAAATTGTTTTACAAAACACAAGTAGTGGAACAAATGCGTCTAGTGATTTTGTGGTGGTTAATGACACAGGGTCTGCCTATGCTGATTTTGGTATGACATCTAGCCAGTACACGGGTACAGGTGCATTCTATAAACCCAACGCACCGTATTTGTATTCTGGTTCTTCTGATTTGTACATTGGCACGATCACTGCAAATGCTATTCACATTGTTGCTAACAATGCAACAACAGATGCCATCACAGTTGCCTCTACTAATGCGGTAACTATTCCCTCGTTGTCTAGTGGCAATGTCACCATCACAGGAGGAACAATCAATGTTACGACTACTAATGTGGCTGCTACCACTGCTGCTAGTGCTACTTTTGCTAATTCAAGCCTATTGTTAGTACCAGCTGGTTATATAGATTTTGACCTCAACGGCACAGTAGTAAAAGTGCCCTACTACGCTGTTTAAGATGAACGATGACAACAACAACCTATCACTCCTAGACTTACTCATTATGTGGGTAGGGACGGTGGTGGGGCACATTACACTGTCCACTCTAGTGTTGTTGGCTACGTTAATTTACACTGTCATAAAGACATATCTCTTAATTAGAGATAACTTTAGGAGAAGATAAAATTAACCAGAACGATTTAGCCTATGTACAGTTTGGTGACGTGGAGGGACTTTCCAGGCTCGTGTTTGAGAACTTTCAGCAACACAGGCTATTTTGGCAAACCCTAAACCGCAACAACATTGCTACGCCTTTCTACCCTATAGAAGAGGCCAACCCTGACAACCTCGATGACTGGCTACTGATTCACAACCAGATGCACGAATCACTAGCAAAGATACTGAACCTAGCCAACCCTTTCCAACTGCTAGATGCGGACTGGAATGTGGAAGATGACTTCTATGACTGGATTGGGGTTCATCAGGACATTCACCAGCAAATTGCTCAACGTCTGAAGGTGCAGTAATGGCTACAAGACTTGAACCTATACAGATACTAGAAAAGAGTATGCAAGGGTCTAAACAAGACCCTAAACGTACTTATGCTGCCATGACACGCCTGGTAAAAGAAGACCCCAAATTCAGGGTAATGCGTGCAAATAACTCGTTGTTTTCCTATTACAACTTAGGCAACGGCAATGTAGATGTTGCGCTAGACACGGCAGATACTCCTCGTGATTTGGTCAAGAGCGTGAAACAATTTGCACAGGCCATGAAGGTGGCTAAGTTCAAAAGAGGGCGGTTTGACATTAGCAACCCACAAATTGAGAAAGTCCTCAAAATGGCTGGTTTGCAATACAAATTGATGCCTATGCCTGGTGGTCAAATGGCTGCAGTGGTGGAGGTATAACATGAGTAATGTTGTTAATACTGTTGTTTCTGATGTTGGAAATGTTGTCAATACCGTTGCCAATGATGTCAACACCATTGTCACGACTGCTATACAAAACCCTTTACCCATTATTGAGACCATTGCGGTGACTGCTGCACTAGGTCCAGAAGGTTTAGATTTAGCCACAACCATAGGTGCACCCGCTACTGCTGCGGTGTCTAGTGCTGCGGTGGCAGCTGCTAACGGTGCAAATGTAGACCAAATTGCTACCGCTGCTCTGTCTTCTGGTGCGGGTAGTTACATTTCTGGTGCTACTGCTACAAGTGTGGCTGGGGCACAACCAGACGTTAATCAACAAGCACTAGCCAACATTGCGGGTTCTGCTGCTGGATCAGGTGCAGCCACGGCTATTAAAGGCGGTAGCATTGCCGACATTCTCAACAACATTGCCTCTGGTGCAGCCGCTGCGGGTACTGCTACGGGCACACAAGCCTTGGGTGCTGGCCCTACAACTGCAAACGTATTGGGCGGTTATGTAGGCGGTGCAACTCAGGCGGGTGGTAATGTCTTAACTGGTCTAGAAGGAGCTGCTGCGGGTGCTACTAAACCCTCTGCATTGCCAGTTGACACCACAAATGTTTCACAAGTTGATACAAGTCAGGCGGTGACACCCACGCCAGTACCAACAACAACAACACAAGTTGCAGAAACCCCATTTGTAGATTTATCAAAACCCACTGTTGTTGCAAGTTTAACAGGTGGACTAAATGAATTGCCACCAGGTGGATTTCAGCCTGGTCAGATTACGCAAACAGCTGCGGGTCTGTTTACCACCTATATTGCTCAAGATGGTACAGCTGTCAACATTCCTATTACTGTAAACCCATCAACAGGAGCTATCAGCACAACATCTACAGACCCAGAGGCACTCAAGGCGATCAAGGTCCTGACGGTAGACCCCACCAAAGTCAACCCTGTTTTCTACGACAAAACGCCTATAGACCCAGGCTTGTCCGCAGAAGAGAAGTCTGCACTTGCAAATGTTGCTAGTCAAACTAGCCAGGACATGATCAACGCACTCAAGTCTGGTAAAGCACTAGACGAGTATTACAACACCTATGCCTACACGTCATCTTTGCCCACGTTTGTGACGCAAATGGCACAGGAGTTGGCTAACGATCCTACAGGTACAGACCCTAGTTATAACTCACTGAGAGCAGAATACAAGGCGGTAACAGGCACTGACTTTATTAGTCCTTCTGGTGTACCTAATGTTATTTTGCCACCCGTGACTATTGTTGCGTCTAGAGTAATCAGCTCAGACCCAGCCACTGGTGTCACGTTTGTGGTGGGTGCAGACGGTAATCCTATTCCTGTCTCTACAACAACACCGCTCACGCCTGGTCAGACGATTGCCTACAACAGTGCAACTAATACAGTTATTCCTAGCAGTGTGACCAGTCAGACTTCTGCTGACATTACCACGCCAGATACAACAAAGACACCGAGTACAACCACAACATCTGGCACTACACCAGGTGCAACAGCTGGTGCAACACCAACGCCCAGCACAACCGTCAGCACCAGTCCTAGTACAACAACATTGTCTACGGCCTTGAACTTGCCTAGTGCGGGGTCAATTACAACAACCCCAGCGGGCACTACTGCAAACACAACTAGAAGTTATGGTGGGTTTGTATCTGGTCCAACACCTACGCCTACACCATCAGGAACGCCAACGCCTACTCCTAGTGTTACTCCTACGCCTACGCCATCTATCACGGTGACACCACCACCTACCCCTACGCCTGTGCCTAGTGAGGTGGTGACACCACCTAGTGGGCCATCTACTGAGAAAACACCTTATCCAACCTACAAGCCTGACGTGTTTGTTGAAAGTAATGTGCCTAAGACATTGGCGGGTGCGCTAAATATTGGTGGCAATTTACCGTTGGCGGGTCAGACCGTGGGATTAGGTGGCGGTGGAGGGGGTGTTTCTGTAGAATCAGGGCAGCAACAAAAACCTGTCTGGAACGTAGCCTCACTCAAGTTAAAAGACGAGGCCGAGGGCACGCCTGATTACGGGGCATTATCATCAGCACTGGGGATATAAATGGCTACAGCACTTAAAAACCTGACCAAAATGGGTACAGACGTGAAACAAATAGCACGTCTACTCCAGAAGAAAGCTCCTCCAGGGCATATGCTGGCCTACATTTCTCCAGAAGAGGCAGAGGTTCTCAAGCAAAGAGGTGGCTCTGGGCGCATCACAGATGAGGGTATTCCCTCGTTTGAACCTATTGATGTTACTGGTGAAAACACTCTAGGATTTGATCAACCTGTACAAACAGGACAACAAGTTCAACCAGATATTGGACCTATTTCTACTGAAACTCGTGGTGGTGGTGACACTATTTCTGCTGCACCAGCACCTGTAGAAACATCAGTTAGTGCTGCACCATCAGATTACAGTTTGTTTGGCGGGGGAGGTGGTGGAGGTCAACCAGGCATTAGACTGGGGACACCTAGTCAACTTAGTTTGGCCTTGCCGTCTGACGTAACACCGTCAATTACAACGCCATCTGGTCCTTCTCCTTACGACATTACAAGCAAAACTGCATCAACCCTTGCTGCACCTGGGCCAGAAGTAAGCGCACCAGCACCAGGCGGTATGTCAGATGCTACCAAGGCTAAACTAGGCATAAGCGGTCTAGAGGCTCTTCTAGGTGCATCTCAGGTCAGGGCAGCACAATCACAAGGTCAGGCAGCGCAACAGGCATTACAGGCACAGGCAGCACCTTATCAACAGCAAGGTCAGCAGTTGTTGGCAGCCTCACAACGGGGTGAACTCACTCCCGCCAATCAACAAGTTCTTCAGGCTGCACAGGCACAGGCAGCGCAGAATATTGCGACTAGAGGCGGTGTTGGCGGTATGCAAGCCCAGAACCAAATCAACGCACTACAACAGCAGTTGTTGACCAGTCAACTCAATTTGGGTCTCCAGTTGCAGTCTGTGGGTGACAAGATTGCTCAAGGTGCTATTCAAGCTGGTGTCCAGGCTGATCAGTATGTCAACAACCTCACGTCTAGTTATGCCATGAACATTGCTAGAACACTGGCTGGTGGTTTGCCTGGTGGCACAACTACAACTCCTACACCGCAACAATAAGGGGTTAACATGACTACCACACTAGGCAAATTAGGATCAGGCACATTTGGGGCGTTTGGCTCACAGGATTTAGCACCCAAAAAAGCAGAATCAACAAGATCACTTGCAAGTCCAACTAAAAGTCTAGACGAACAGTTGGTGGAGTCTGCCACTGCCAAGGGTGAGTTGGAGAAGGCACAGACAGAACAACAGGCCAAGACTTCTGCTGAGATGGCTGCGGGCGAGAAAGGTGTTGCTGAAACCTATGCCAAGAGCATGGCAGAAGACCCCACCCGTGCGCTAGTAGGACAGAAGACACAAGAACGGGCAGACATGAAGTTTGTTCCTACACAAGAAACTGTGCAAGACTTAGGGACTCTCTTTACTGTCACTAATCTTCTGGGATTCATGATTGGTGGCAAGTCCAAGGGCAATGCTCAGGCTGCCATGTCTGCCATGAACGGGATGCTAGAAGGCCATCAGAAAGGCCGTGCAGACGTTTACAAGAAAGAAAAAGACATCTTTGACGAGAATATCAAGACTTTAGACAAGACGATTGATTCTCTCAATAAGAAGATGCAAGAAGATTTACAGCTTTATCAAACAAACAGAGACGCTGGAATGGCTGCTTTGCGGGATACAGTTGCACAGCACAATGCCACGTTTATCAAGGATGCGATGGAGAAGTATGGCCCAGCATACGCCTATGACAAGGTTAAATCTCTGGTAGAAATGCGGGACAAACAACGTATTGCACAGGCTAATTTAGACGAAAAAGAGAGAGCACGCATTTCTAGAGAAGAAGACAAGAAACGTGATCGAGAACTTAGAGTACAGCTGGCCCAGATTGCAGCAGAGGCTAAACAGTCCAAGTCACGAGGAGAAGAATCAGAGCTAGGTACTCCTGATATCAATGGCGTGTATCAATTAGGCGTTCCGCTTGCTTTACAAAATCCTTACAGAGGTTTGACTGACAAACTAAAAAGCCAAACATATTTAAAAGAATTGGCTAAAGCAGAGACAGAATTTGCTACAAATGCGACTGCCACAAACAAGGCTAGAAACACCATCAATGATATGACCGAGGCCGAGGACATTCTAAAAAGGATATCCACAGGTGGGTTAGCCAGAATCCCGTATGGTGGTGAGTTGCAAACTGCATTTAGTAGTGACGCTGCACGGTTTGACTCTATTGCCAAGAATCAGGCTAGAAACGCCTATGTCAAGGGTGAGGGTGCATTGTCTGACACAGAACGCAAGATGTTTGAAAAGTCTAGCATCAGTTTATCTAACCCTACTGCGACTAATCAACAAATTATCAACGTCACAAAAGAAGTTGGTAAACGTGCTGTTGACCACAATGAATACCTAGAGCGGTATTTTTCTGCTAACAAAACATTGATGGGTGCAGAAGAAAGTTGGAATAGATACTTGAACAACAATCCATTATTTGCACCTGGTTCAACAGAAAAGGACTTAGTATTGAACCCTAACAGAATGCCATTTACACAATATTTCCAAAACGAAATAAGAAGGGCTGCAAGTGGACAATAAAGAAGTCAAACCCATACCAGGCGGTCCTGTCTTAAAAGAGGCACTACAAGGTGCTACTCTAGGATTTGGAGAAGAGGCTCTAGCGGGTCTCAGGTCAATGATTCCTGGGCAACCCAGCTATCCAGAGGCGGTCAAAGCCGAGCGAGAAGAGTTACGCAAGTTTGAGTCTACGTCACCAGGTGGTGCTACAGCTGCTCAATTAGGTGGTGCAGTATTGCCAGCTGTGGCAACTATGGGCATGGCAGAAGTACCCGCTGCACTTGAGGTGGGTGGTAATTTAGCCCTGACTGCACTTAAAAAGTATGCACCTGACTTTGCAGCCAGACTGCCAGGCTTTCTAAAAAGCACAATCACGGGTGTAGAAACTGGCATGAAAGCTGGTGCGGGTGGGGCTGAAAAAACAGAAGACATACCCTCAGAGATGGCAAAAGGCGGTGTAGTGGGCGGTGTTTTAGGTGGAGTTGGACGCATTGCGGTGGACACAGCTGCTCCAGCCTTTCGCAACCTGTTTGGCAACCCAGACAAGATTGCTGCCAAAAAGATTGCAGACGCACTAGAGGCCGACAAGACCACGCCAGAAGAGTTGGCTGCCAAGATGAAGAGTGCTGCCAAAGGTGCAGATGTAACCCTATCAGACGTTGCTGGGGAAAACCTCAGAGGGTTGATGCGGGTGGCTACCAACGTGCCTGGTGAGGCCAGACAAGAGGCTACCAAGTTCCTAAACCAGCGACAACTAGACCAGTTCAACAGAATCTCTAAAGACGTTGAACAGACCATGATTGGCAAAAAAGGGGTAGATGTTGCCAAGTTAAAGCGGGATTTGGACACGGTTAGGAAACAAGCATCTGCACCTCTTTACGATCAGGCCAACAAAGTCATGATCGAAAACACGCCAGAGTTGGCAACTTTAATCAAAAGAATGCCTAACCAGGTATTGGCTTTAGGCAGAGAGGCACTCAAGACTGACGGCCTACCCATACCTAAATTACCACCCAAAATAGAAGAACTGGTGGAAGTGCCTATTAGGGACAAGGCGGGTAAGGTAACTTACCTACAGATGAAACCTGAGTCCAATGATTTCAAAATCTATGACCTTCTGAAAAAGGGTCTAGACGAGATGATTGACCGTGAACAGGACAAGGTATCAGGCAAGTTCACCCCCCAAGGTACACGCCTAATTAACTTAAAGTCTGAGTTCCTAGACTACCTAGACAAGGCCAACCCAGCCTACGGTCAAGCACGGGCATTGTGGGCTGGTCCTACACGGGCAAACAGGATGCTAGACAAGGGCAGAAAGGTCTTCTCCGCAGACCCTAGCAACATTGCCTACGAGATTTCTAAGTTGTCTCCTACTGATAAACAATACTTCCAGTTGGGTGCTGCACAGGCGGTCAAGGAGGCATTGGCGGGTAAGCGGGATATGTTGGACAAGGCCACGGCTATTTTCTCCACGCCCAAGGCCAGAGAACTATTACGCCCTATATTCCCTTCTAAAGCAGCCTATGACGTGTTTGCAAACAGAATGGAGACAGAACAGGCCATGTCTCGCACCAGAGGCTATATGTTGCCCACAGCGGGTTCTAAGACTGCTGGACTAGGGGTAGACATCGGTGAGTTTGGTGGTGAGGCCGAGTCAGGTGCGTTGTCTAAATTGATTAGGGGTGATTTTGGTGGCGCTGCACTACAGTTAGCCCCTGGTGTTTATGGCAAGACCACGGGCATGACCCCGCCAGTTGCCAGCTCCTTGCAAAAGACTTTGCTAACCCCAGGCGTGACTGCTAAATCGTTTGCTGACCAGGTCAAGGCTGCACGTCAAGCAGCTGCACGAGGTGAGAGACAACGTGAGTCCATCACAAAAGGTTTGACTGTCCCGTATGCCATCCCTGGCGCAACCGAACAAAACAGATAGGAGTAGACCATGCCACTCAAGAAAGGTACTAGCCGTGAAACAATATCTAAAAACATCAGCAAACTCACAAAAGAGGGAGGCCGTCCACGCAAGCAAATTATTGCTATCGCTTTGTCATCGGCTCGCAAATCAAAAAAGTCTGGTAAGAGAAAAGGCAAAAGAGGCTGAAAAACTAGGGTTTAAGTTATGACCAAGAAGAAAGAAAAGGGTATCAACCCAGCACTAGAGACAGCCATCTCTGAGATGCTAAAAGCGGTCATGGTAGACCCTACTGCCACGATTACTGACAAAACAAAGGTGATAGACCGTGCCCTCAAGTTGGAGGCCATCAAGATGAAGATGCAAGATGACGAGTGGGGTAGTGGGTTTATGGGATTAGAAGACGAGGAAAACGAGGCATAATAGGGCTTTTTAAGGGGGTTCTATGGATAAAGTCTCATTGATCACGTTGGCTTTGAAAGTCATCTCAGATCGTCTAATCACGATTCTGGCACTCATCATGTCGTGTGGATTAACGTCCTACACGTTGTGGGCGGGTGATTGGACAAGGGTAGCAACACTTGCTATATTTGTGTTATTCAGTTATTTAGTTGTAAAGAACAAGGAGGTTAGTCATGCCAAGCAGCAACCGCAACAAGAACCCTATGAGTCCCAAAGCTGATTATGAAAACAGCAACATGGCTAACTCTAAACACCAGAGACCCCATGAGGTAAACCAACAGATTGCCAAGTCTGTGCGTCCACAGTTGCCCCGTGACGGGTCTGTTGGCATGGAAAGATGGACACCTGGCACATTGCCTATGGGCGGGTTTAGGTCAGTCATTGACTTCTCTGGCACGCCTAGTTACAACACCAAGAAGTCACCTACCTCTGGTGGTGGTGGAAAGGTTTACTGAAATGGCTAATAACATTCCATTCCAACAGATGGGCAATACTGTTAAGATGATTGTTAATGGTGCTGCAAACACGCAATCCAATGTGTTTACTATTCAATCTAACAGTCCTTGCCAACAATATTATCTAGCCAATGCTGATACAAACTCTGCGGTGTATGTACAGATTAACGCCACCAGTAATTTTAACATTGCGTTACCAGACGCTGGTCCGTGTCCAGTCATAGCATTACCACCTTATGCGTACAAGGTATTCACAAACATACAAGTAGGACCTGGTGCTAATGTGTACGCAAAAATCATAGGAGATGCTGCCAATGCCACTTGCTACATCACACCTGGAGAGGGGTTCTGATTGGACCCAATCACAATATTCGCAGCGTGCAAGGCTGCTCATGCGGGTATTCGAGAGTGTATTGATCTTTACCAGGACTTTAAAAAGGACGGTAAAGACGTGTCCGACATTGTGGGTGACATTGGTAAGAACTTAGGTGCATTCTTTACCCACCAGGAATCGTTTAAAGAGGCCGAGAAAGAAGCAAAGAAGAAGCCTCTAAGCAAAGGTATGTCTATCAACGAGGAGGCCATGAACCGCATCCTACGCCAGCAACAGCTGGAGCAGATGGAGACTGACCTTAGAGAGATGATCATCTATCAAATAGGTATGCCTGGTCTCTGGAGTAAGTTTGTAGAGATGCGGGAGATTGTCCGCAAAGAGAGAGAGAAAGTAGAGCGTGAACAAAAAAAGCCCTTGAAGAGGCTGCCAGAAAGAGACGGCAGTTTATCGACAAATGGCAAGTTCGTGGAGCGTTATTGGCTGGCTGTTTATCTCTCTTGATCGTCTTCTCTGCCCTCATGTATGCTATTCATGTTGACTACGAAAACAGTAAGAATGGAGTTCACAAATGAGTTGGATTGAAAGTATTGCACCCACGATTGCATCTGCCCTGGGCGGTCCACTTGCTGGCCTAGCAGTAGAGGCAGTTTCTAAGGCTATAGGTGTTGACCCTAATCAAGTACAGGACACCATCAATTCTGGCAAACTGACGGCTGATCAGATTGCAAGTATTCAGGCTGCAGAGGTACAGCTCAAGTTAAAAGCTCAAGAGATGGGCTTGAACTTTGAGGAGTTGGCTGTACAAGACCGTAAATCAGCCCGTGAGATGCAAACGACTACCAAGTCATGGATACCCCCACTCTTGGCAATTATCATCACTGTGGGCTTTTTTGGCATCTTGGTGGGCATGATGTCGGGTAAAGTCACCAGCAGTGATGCACTCATGTTGTTGCTGGGTAGTTTAGGTACTGCCTGGACTGGAGTGATTAGTTTCTATTTTGGCTCATCTGCATCTAGCCAGAACAAAGATGCACTACTTCATCAGAGTACACCCGCAAAATGACCCTCCTAACTGAACACTTTACACTGGAAGAGTTGACCTACACCGATCACAGGGAGTTATCCAATGATCCTAGCGAATATGAAAAAGCAAATCTTATGCGCCTGGCAGAGTTTCTGGAACTGGTTAAAAGCACTCTAGGCGGGAAACCCGTAATGATCAACAGTGCCTACCGCAGTGAGGCCGTGAACAATGCCGTAGGTAGCAAAAACACGTCTCAGCATAGGTTAGGTTGTGCAGCAGATATTAGAGTGCCTGGTATGACCCCAGATGAAGTGGTCAAAACCATCATTGCGAGTGACTTAAAGTATGACCAAATTATTCGTGAGTTTGATCGTTGGACTCATATATCTGTGCCTAATAGTCCTAATGACAAACCTAGACTACAAAAGTTAATTATTGACCGCAACGGAACAAGATTGTATGCCTGATAACTCAGAAGTCTTACAAGCCATGTCGGATACACCACCAATACTGGATACGATTGCTCAACAGCAAGGTGCTGGCTTGTTTGAGGCAGCACAAAAGGAGTACCCTTATCTACAAGGTAAGGACATTGCCTACAAGTTCTCTCCACAACAAAACCCAGAATATATGTTGGAGTCGTACAAAGGTGAAGACTTGCCAGAGTGGGCTAAAGGCAGACAGGCAGCTATAGAGGTGTTTAATCCTAAAACCTCACCTCTGGACATTCTAGGAGATTATGTTAGCCATTATGCGGTAGAGACAGACCCGCAGCTGCAGCAACTTTATCAACAGTTCCAAGGCCAACTAGACCCAAAATCTATGCAAGAGAGGTATCAATACCATGTTGCTAATTTTGGAGAAAACAGGCCATATGAGCAGTGGTATCAGATGACAGGGTTGCCAGAGATGTTTAGGGGTTATACCTTTAACCAGTGGGAAAACCCTAAAGAGTTATATACACCAGCTCAACTACAAACACTAGATACAGTTCGTCAATATTTGGGGATTAAATAATGGCTAGGAAACAAGGTCCATCATTATCAGTAGGACGAGGAGAAAAACTCCCAGTGTCCAAAGGGGGAGGGTTGACAGCAAAAGGACGAGCAAAGTACAACAAAGCAACAGGCTCAAAACTAAAAGCACCGCAGAAATCAGGCCCAAGACATAAATCATTTTGTGCTCGCAGTTCTAGTTGGACGGGAGAAAGAGGGAAGGCTGCCAGAAAAAGATGGGGATGCAGATGAAAACACCAAAAGCAAAACGTGGTCTTTACTACAACATCAACAAAAGACGCAAGGCTGGCCTACCCGCCAAGAAACCTGGTCAGCCTGGTTACCCTACCAGAAAAGCCTTTAAACAGGCTGCCAGGACTGCCAAGCGTTAAGGTGCTGGTAAGAGTCCACCTTCAAACAAATACGTCCCAAAATGGCCTAATTGCGCCCACGGTGCTGCCCATACCTTCAGACCAGCCTCTCTAGCCTTCCAGCAGAAGAAGTAGTCCTCAGACAGCAGTCTTTCTGTGCCTGGTTCAATAGCACAGGCAAAGTATTCTGTGATCCACTCTTGCTGTTCTACGCCTTGTCCTATAAAACCTACGTCATTCTTGTACTTGTTGACTACCTTCTTCATGCGTTCAAAAGTGCGTCTCTTGATCAACATGAACCCTGTACCGCCATTAAAGATTTCCACAGGCTTGTCCACAGGCACAGTCACTGAACCTTGATAGTCTTTGAGGTTGATCACTAGAGACCCTGTACGGTTCTTCCACTGGTCTACGGGTACGCCTTCTGCAGCTGCTTGTGCGACCCCAGCCCAGTTAATCTCCTTCTTAGGGTAAATGCCACAGATGATGTCCTTGTCGGACTTGATCATCTTCACAATGTCACCTGGGTGGAACTTGATGTCTGCGTCTATAAACATCAGGTGGGTGTACTGCTTGTTGGTCATGAAAGTATGCGCCAGAGCGTTCCTACCCCGCTGTATGAGGCTTTCGTTAAACATAGCAGAAAACCCCATGCTGATACCGTTCTGCTGCAGTGCGTGCCCCAGAGTAATTAGGGACTGAGTGAAGTAACCTGTACACATACCACCATACATAGGGGTGGCTACAAACACGTTGATCTTCTTCTCTTTCTTCTCTGCTTTCACTTCTGTCACTTCTTTTTTCTTACGAGTTGCCATGATTTTTCTCCTTTAATTTAGTTTCAAAGTATTTGTACAAAGTCACAAAATGAGCACCTTCAATGTGTGGATCATTACCCCCCCAATGCCACGCTTCTAAAAGCTCCTCATCTGTCAATCCTATCCATTCACGTTCTCCAGCTTTATACTGACATCCTTTTTTCTTGGTGTAACCGCAGTCACCCCCACAGCTTGGGCATGGTTTCATGTGTTGAGCTTCTTCAGCTTGGCTTCAATGGCTCTGGCAAAAGACTTGGCATCGACCCCATCCCAAGGAATTTCATCGTCATCTTTCAGTCCTACCCATGTGCGTTTTTTTGCTTCTACCAGTTTGGCAAAAGCTATGAAATTGTCACGTTCTTCTTTTTTAATAACTCCACCAAATGCTTGGCAAGCCATTTCTATGATTTCGTCTTTAGTAACCATTTTTATCCTTCAGCTTGGCTTCAATGGCTTGACATAGTTCGTATGACATTCCAAATGGCAACACCCCGCATTGAATAAGTTCCGCTTGTGTTAATCCAACCCATTCACGCTCAGGCTTTTCCATTTGAACAATCAATGAGGATTCTTTAATCATCTGCCCCTTGAGCAATCGGTCAACATCATCCTTGTTGAGATACAAGTTGTCGTACCCTGCGTTGAAAGTTCGTGTTAGTCTCATGTGTTGCGCTCCTTCAACATGGCTTCAATGGCTTGAACAAAGTTATAAATGTTAGGCACAGAAAAACCAATAAATTCTTTTTCCAATTCATCTATTTGATTTTCAGTCAGTCCTACCCATGTGCGTTGTGGTGTGGTGTAAAGAGGAATTCCCGCAGAATAATCAGTTACTTCTTTCCATATACCATCAGTAAACTTTGCAAACTTACCAACAGGCTCATCTTTTGTTTCTAGTGCTTCTTTGATAATTTCAATAGCCTTCATCCTTTTGTCGTAATCAAAATCAGTCAGAGCTTCTAATGCAAGTTGTAATGTTTCTTTAGTCATTCTTGTTTCCTTGCTTGAATTGCTTTTTCAACTAAATAAAATACAAAAGAATAAATAATGTTAAACAACATAAGTTGACCCAAGGTAATAGGTTGATTTAATATTTCAATCATTCTTGTCCCCTTGCTCGAATTGCTTTAGATGTTTTCACTAATTGAGTCATTGCGCCTTGAATAAAACACTTTGCAATGTGTTCATCATCTTCAAGTTCATTTATGGCTTCTTGGTTTTGCAACATAGTCAAGTCACATAACTTAGCACACGCCTCACGTTCTTTTTCTGCTACCAGTCTGGCAAACTGTTCTATGCTATCTAGCCACATTAACTCACCCGTAACATAGTCGTAAGGTAACTTTGCTTGATTAGCCATTTCTATGATTTCTTCATCAGTCATGTTTAACCTTTCTTGGTTAGGAAAAGGCATACTGTCAGTTACGGGGGTATGCCAGCTCCCGTCCTAACTCCCAGGATTGCCCTGGAGTTCGCACTGACTGCTGTGTTGGTGGGACGTGCGGGGATCGAACCCACGACAAACGGATTAAAAGTCCGCTGCTCTACCATCTGAGCTAACGTCCCTCTTGACCGTCTTTGTACCCTTCCGAGTAGGCTAGAGTCCACAGTTCTTGCAAACTCATGTTAATGAACCTCACGAGATGTCTTCTATTCTCAGCACATATTTGCCCGTCTTCAAAGACTTTCTCCACCCGTGGACGTGTATCTTGATGTTGGCTTTCCTCACCCATGAGATGGTCTCACTTTCTTGTAT